CATTTAAATGAAAACTTTTTTATTATTAGGAGCTCATAATGTCAGAACGCAGTAAATTAGAACAGGTCTTAGAATTCCTACTTGCGGAAGATAACGAGCGTGCCGAAGAGCTACTTCACGAATATGTCGTTGAAACTGCTCGTCAAGAGTACGAACGTATATTGGACGAAGATGAAGTAGAAGCTAAAGACGAAGACGAAGCTGATTTAGACGAATCAGAAGAAACTGAAGAAGAAGCAGTCGAAGAAACTATTGATCAAGCTGATCCTGAAAACGATTTTATTACAGATGTTGAAGAAACAGATGACGAAATTGAATCAGACGAAGTTGGTGAAATGGAATTAGACGGAGAAGGTGAAGAGGGCGAAGGAGAAGAGGAAGAGTTAGAAGACAAAGTCGACGAACTTGAATCAGAACTAGAAGACCTAAGAGCTGAATTTGAAAAATTACTTTCAGGTGACGACTCAGGTGACGAAGAAATTGAAGGCGACATGGAACCAGAAATGGGAATGGAACCAGAAATGGAAGAAGAATCCGTTGAATACGATTTAGACGAAGAAGTAGCAGAAGACGATGACGAAGTTGTCGAAGAAGCAACTAAACTTCAAGACGCAGTAGCGGCACCAAAAGGTGGCGATGCAGGCGAAGGTGAATCACCATTCAGCAAACAGCCAAAAAGCACAACAGTAAGCGGACCAAACGGTGGCGGAAGCCCAGTTAAGTCTACAGACGGTGGCGAAGGTAACAAAGGCGAAGGCGCTAAAGTTAACCCAACTACTGACAACATTAAAGTTGAGCCTAAAACGGCGTAATGTTTATTAATATTAGGAGTTTTTAACAGTGCGTAAACTATACGAATATATGAGTTCAGAACAAAGTAAGATTCAATTACTTGAATCAAACGATGGTAAGGACTTATTCATGCAAGGACTATTCATCCAGGGTGACGTAAAAAATCAAAATGGAAGAGTATATCCGAAGGATGAGATTCAACGTGCTGTTGAGAACGTAACTAGTAGATTAAGTACAGGCGAAACTGTAATGGGCGAGTTAGATCACCCAGAAGAGTTACAAATAAACCTAGACCGAGTAAGTCATATCATTACAGAAATGCAATGTGATGGCTCTAATGGTTTAGGTAAACTTAAAATAATAGATACACCAATGGGGAATATTGCAAGAGCGTTATTAAAAGCAGGAGCAAAGTTAGGTGTGTCAAGCAGAGGGAGTGGTAATGTTAATGAAAGCGGTAAAGTTTCCGATTTTGATATCATTACTGTAGATATAGTTGCCCAACCAAGTGCCCCAGATGCGTATCCAAAGACCATTTATGAGTCTTTGTTTAACATGAAAGGTGGTAGTATGATACATACTATTGCAGAAGACTATACACATAACAAAAACCAAGATGTTGAAATGCATCTAAGTAAACAAATCGTTAATTTTATTAACGAATTAAAATTGAGGTAGGAGACTACTATGGCAGTAAACTTTAAAGACCTTATCGAGTCTAGCGATATGAACGAAGAAGTTCGTACAAGTATCGTTGAGGCCTGGGAAAGTCGTCTTGCCGAAGCCCGTGAGGAACTAACAGCAGAATTAAGAGAAGAGTTTGCTCAAAGATATGAGCATGACAAAGGCTTAATTGTTGAAGCAGTTGATGGATTTATCAAAGAAAGAGTTGAAGCAGAAATGCTTGAGCTTGCTGAAGATAAGCAAACAGTTGCTAAAGAAATAGTTACTTACAAAAAGGCTGTTAGCGAACATGCTGTTAAATTAGAGAAGTTTATCGCTGAGCAACTTGCAAAAGAAGTTAAAGAGTTAAGAACAGATAGAACTAACGTTCAATCACATGTTACTAAACTTGATGATTTTGTAGTTGAGCAGTTAAGCAGTGAACTCAAAGAGTTCCATGCGGATAAGCAGGCTTTAGTTGAACAGAAAGTGAAAATGGTTAGAGAAGGCAAAAAACAACTTGCTGAATCCAAAGCAGATTTCATTAAACGTGCCGCTGACAAGGTGGAAACTGTTGTCAACAAGATTGTAAAAGAGAATGTTGGAACGTTTAGAGATGATATCACAGCCGCAAGAGAGAACGATTTCGGTCGTAGAATATTCGAATCATTTGCAAATGAGTATAGATCAAGTTACTTGAACGAAAACTCAGCAGTAAAAGATTTGCAGAAGGAAATCGCTGAAGTGAAAAACCAGTTAGCAGAAAGTAAAACAGAAGTTAAAGCGAAAGCTAAGACATCTGCTATTACAGAAAGCAAACTAAGAGTATCAGAAGACAGATATGCTCGTAAGGAGCAACTGGATGAGTTACTCAGACCTTTAGCTAAAGGAAAGAAAGAGATAATGGTGGACCTTCTTGAAAGTGTAAAAACTGAGAATTTAGAGAAGCAGTTTAATAAGTATCTTCCTAGTGTTTTAGACGGCGAAAGCACACTTAAAGAAGATCGTAAACCATTAACAGAATCAGTGAGACAAGAACACACTGGTAATAAAAGCGTACAGCCTTCAACTGAAGATGTACAGGGCGTAGTCGAAATTGACGAAATCCGTAAATTAGCCGGACTTTCAAATTAGGAGATAAGAAATGGCAGAATTATTTGAGAGCAATTGGTCAGCAACTAAGGATGCACTACTTGAGGGTTTAAGTGGTTCACGTAAAAGTTCACTAGATGTGGTCCTTGAAAACACTAAGAGACATCTTCAGGAATCAGCTTCAGGTGGAGCGACACAGGCTGGCAATATTGCTACATTAAACAAGGTTATGTTACCTTTAATCAGAAGGGTTATGCCTTCCGTGATTGCAAACGAACTAGTAGGCGTACAGCCTATGACTGGCCCAGTAGGGCAAATTCACACATTAAGAGTGAGATATGCGGACAACACTGCGGGTACTAACCCAGGTGATGAAGCATTAAGCCCATTCAAGATTGCAAACCAATACTCAGGCAACCCAGACGCCACTGCTTCTGCAGAAGGTACTGCTGGTAATAAAATGAGCATTCAAATCTTGAAGCAAACTGTTGAAGCTAAAACTAGACGTTTAAGTGCAAGATGGACTTTTGAGTCAGCTCAAGATGCCGAAGCTATGCACGGTTTAGATGTTGAAGCAGAAATCATGCAGGCACTAGCACAAGAAATCGTAGTTGAAATCGACCAAGAAATTATCGGTTCACTAAGAACTCTAGCTGGAACAGGTACTGCGTTAAACTTTAACGGTATTAGCACTGACTACAAACCAACTTACGTTGGTGACAGACATGCTCTATTAGCTGTTGAAATTAACAGAGCGGCAAACAGAATTGCGGCAAGAACAAGACGTGGCGCTGGTAACTACATCGTAGTTAGTCCAGAAGCGTTGACTATTTTACAGTCAGCATCTACTTCTACTTTTGCTAGAACAACAGAAGGTTCATTCGATGCACCTACTAACACTAAACTTGCTGGTACTTTAAACGGTTCCATCAAAGTGTTTGTTGATTCTTATGCGGCAGACGGTACTAAGGTACTAGTAGGATATAAAGGTTCATCAGAAACTGATGCTCCTGCGTTCTATTGTCCTTACATCCCATTAATGAGCACAGGTCCAGTTATGGATCCGAGCACATTTGAACCAGTAGTTTCGTTCATGACTAGATATGGTTATATTGAACTTACTAACACTGCTTCATCTTTGGGTAACGCGGCAGACTACGTTGACGCAATTACA